TTTTATTGGATGGTACTAAAAGACGGGGGTTCAAACATAGTTTTAAAGGAACGAGTATTTTGTACTAACCAACCTATTAACACTTTCTCTGTAAATAACGGGGGCTACGTTTCTAATCAAACCATTAACGACTTTATAATGTATGAATAATATACACGTTTTACATTTAGCGGAATACCAACAGCCAACGATTCAAGAATCGAAGCGCGATAATTGGGTAGAATTTGGCGAAGATAATAACTACTTCGACTACCTAATAGATAGGTACACCAAGTCTACCACGAATAGCGCCATTATAAACAACGTAGCGCGACTTATTTACGGAAAAGGTCTTAGCGCCTTGGACGCTTCAAGAAAGCCCAACGAATACGCGCAAATGATGACTTTGTTTTCTACCGATTGCGTTAGAAAAATGGTCTTTGATAGAAAGTTATTTGGTCAATTTGCTATTCAAGTACACTACAATGACAAGCACGACAAAATACTAAAGGCTTACCATATACCCGTGAACCTATTACGCGCAGAAAAATGTAACGACAAAGGCGAAATTACGGGTTATTATTACTCGGATAATTGGGAAGACACACGAAAATACGAACCTAAAAGGCTACCCGCGTTTGGATTCTCAAAGGAGAAAGTAGAAATCCTTTATGTAAAGCCTTACGGGGTTGGAATGAAATACTATGCCTACCCCGACTATCAAGGGGCGATACCTTACGCAGTTCTTGAAGAAGAAGTAAGCGACTACCTTATTAACGAGGTACAACACGGATTCAGCGGAACGAAGGTAATCAACTTTAACAACGGGGTCCCAAGCGAAGAACAACAAGACCTAATAGCCCAAAAGGTTATGGGTAAGTTAACGGGTTCGAAGGGAGAAAAAGTAATAGTTGCTTTTAACCAAAATGCAGAATCAAAAACCACAATAGACGATATTCCTTTAAACGACGCGCCCGACCATTATACTTACCTTTCAGAGGAATGTTTACGCAAAATAATGTTAGGACATAACGTTACTTCACCTTTGCTTTTTGGTATTGCAAGTTCTAACGGCTTTAGTTCGAATGCGGACGAATTACAGAACTCTTTTATTTTGTTTAATAATATGGTTGTTAAGCCGTTTCAAGAAGAAATATTAGAAGCCTTCGACAAAATATTAGCTTACAACGAAATCAGTTTAAAACTATTTTTCAAGACGCTCAAACCACTTGAATTTACCGACCTTGAAAACGCACAAACCGAAGAACAAGTAGCGGAAGAAACGGGAGCGGATACAACAGAACTAAAAGCCCAAAGTAATTTAGACAACGAAGTAGCTACGGCATTAATCGAATTAGGCGAAGACCCAAACCCCGAATGGTTATTAGTAGACGAATACGAATTAGACTACGACACCGATGAAGCGGAAAACGAATTATTCAAAGAGCGCAAAAAAACACTATTTGAGAAAGCGAAAAAGATAGTTTCCACGGGCGTAGCGTTTCCTAACTCAAAGAGTAAACAAGACGATGTTATAGACGGTATTAAATTTATTACACGTTACGTTTACGATGGAGTTTTGTCTAAAAATAGCCGTGAATTTTGCAGAAAAATGATTGGTGCAAATAAGATTTACCGAAAGGAAGACATAGAAAGAATGTCTAAACAAGTAGTTAATGAAGGGTGGGGACCAAGGGGAACTAATTTTTATTCAATATGGTTCTACAAAGGTGGTGGAAATTGTCGCCATAAATGGAAGAAACGCATATATGCAAGTTTTGATAGTCGTTTTGGAATCGACGTTAATAGCCCTAACGCTAAACAAGTCGTAGAAGAAAAAGCAAAGAAATTAGGCTACGTTATTAAGAATGACAAGAAAGTAGCGCAAAGACCCGTGGATATGCCGTATAATGGCTTTTTACCAACCAATAAAAGATTTCAATAATGGCTGAAGCATTATTAATAACCCGCGACGATTTAGTACGATTTACCGCAGTTAACGGGAATATGGATACGGATACCTTTATACAATGGATTAAGGTAGCGCAGGACATACATATACAAAATTATACGGGTACGGACTTATTAGATAAGATTAAAACCGACATAATAAACAACACGTTAATAAACCCTTACTTAACCCTTGTCGAAACGTATTTAAAGCCTATGTTAATCCATTGGGCTATGGTTGAATTTTTACCCTTCCAAGCGTACACAATAGCAAACAAGGGAATCTTTAAACATAGTTCCGAAAACGCGACTAACGTAGATAAAAACGAAGTGGATTTCTTAATAGAAAAGCAACGTCAGTTGGCGGTTTACTATACAGAAAGATTCATAGATTATATGTCTTTTAATAGCGCGTTATTTCCCGAATACAACACTAATAGTAACGGAGACGTTTACCCTTCGTCTGATTCAACAACTTATACGGGTTGGTTTTTATGAAAAAGATTTATACGCCTAAAAAACAAAACATTATTAAGCTAACGAAGTTATTAATTAAACTGAATAAGAAATGAACTATTGGGGACAAGGTGCGGTTAATATGATAGGTTGGGGACAAGGTGCAAAAAATATAATAGGTTGGGGTTCTATTTGTGCCGATAGTTGGTCACCCAATACAAATTTAGTCGGGTGAAAAAATTAGACCACCTTCAAGGATTAGGACTTATATATTACATATTTGGATATGCGGGGTTTATGTTTGCTTTGTACGAAGACACACCAATTTACCAAAAACTATTTAGCGCGACGTTTTGCGCATACATTACATACCAATTATTAGCCCATTGGAACTACCCAAATGAAAACTAAACTTTCCCTTTTCTTACTTTCGATACTATCAATATTAGCACCTATAAAACCGCTTCTTGGTATTGTAATTACGTTTACTATTTTAGATTTATTTTTTGGTATATGGAAAAGTGTAAAATTAGGAGGATGGAAAGTTTTTAGGTCATTTGAATTGACAAAAACAGTTTCTAAAACTTTGTTATATATCGGAGCGATTGTGTCTGTTTATTTTTTAGAAAAATATTTACTTGAAGATATTTTAGGACTTTTCGTAAGCGTTCACCTTGTCTTAACTAAAGCGTTTACCTTCTTTTGTACTTTTATTGAAATCAAATCTATAAACGAATCGTACGAAGACGTTACGGGTAAGAACGTACTTAAATCTTTTAAGGAGTTTTTGACACGAACCAAAAACGACCTTACGGAGTTTAAAAACTAAATATATGTACACACGCGAACAAATTGAAAAAGCCGTAAAGGCTAAGGGCTACAAATGGTTTGAAGATACGGCTAACAAAGGTTACGACGTTAATATAGTAGGGGTTAGGAATAACGCCCCTTCGATAGCCGATAAGGTAACAAACGTGTTTGACGATTTCATAACTATTTCTTACAAAGATTCTTTAGGGAATTGGCAGTTCTTTTGTTGGAATGCCACTACCGACGCAGGTAAAAAAGGTGTCGAGAAATTTGGCAATCCAAAAGGAGTTGCGCGGTTGGTAGCGGGTCAATATCGAGGCGTTTGGGCTATTGACAAACACCGAGGTAAGTACGACGCATTATGCCAAAGATTAGGAAACGTTACGGTGTGGCGCGATGCGAACCGAGACCTAAAGTTTGATGAAATCAAAACCGATACGGGTATGTTTGGAATAAACATTCACAAGGCGGGTACTGATTCTACTTGGGTGGAAAATTGGTCTGAAGGTTGCCAAGTTTTTAAACGCGCAAAAGACTTTGAAACGTTTATGTTTATATGCAAAAAGGCAGCGAAGATACACGGCAATAAATTCTCCTATACATTGCTCGAAATATGAAACTATTTTTAATAGCGTTTTTAGTCGTTTTAACGGCGTTTTCGTGTTCAAGTGAACGCCAAGCACAATACCACTATAAAAAGGCGCTTAAACACGGGCTAAAGGTGGTACAAGACACCGACACAATACGAATAACTACAATAGATTCTTTTCCCGTTATTATTAACGATTCGATTGTTTACGAAAAATATATCGCATATCGCGATACGGTAATAAAGTTTAAAAATGTATACGTTCCTAAAACCAAATGGCAAACTAAAATCGAATATCGCGAACGAATAAAGACATTAAAAATCAAAGGTGACACCCAAGTAAAGATAGTTAAACACGAAGCCAAAGCCAAGGTCAAAACCAAACAAGTCGTTAAATATCGTACTTCGTGGTGGGTGGTATTGATAGCTTTTGTTTTAGGCTTCTTTTTGCGGTTTATTCTTAATTCTTCGTTTTTTAATAGGATTAGTTTACTTTTACGTTATAGAAATCAGTTATAATGAAAGTAATTAAACACGGGCGCAACGTCCACGAACTGCAATTAAGCGGTAAATTAGTTCACGTCGCTATGTTGTCAGATATACATTGGGACAATCCCCATTGTGACCGCGACCTACTCAAAAAGCATTTAGACTTCTGTAAAGAAAATAATATTCCCGTAATTATTAACGGCGATTTCTTTTGTTTGATGCAAGGGCGGGGCGATAATAGACGTAATAAATCGGACAT